GCGCGTAGCTCGAGCCGCCGCCCGGGTGGTCGACCAGCATGCGGCACTTCTTGCCGTGCTGGTTGGTCAGCGTGACGAACGCCTCCTTGTAGCCCAGGTAGACCAGGTCCGTGCGGCCGAAGGTGCGCGCGCGGTCCTGTAGCAGCCGGCCGATGTCGACGCCGGTGTCCTGGCTATACCAGCCCTCGTGGTCGTCGCCGGCCACGTAGAACGTCGTGATGCCGTCGCGCTGCGGGTAGCACTCGAGAAACAGCTGGATCTGCGCCTCCATGCCGTGCGCGCGGTCGTCGAGCTCGTGCTTGTTGAATCGCCGCTCGCCCTCGATCCAGTTGCCGCAGTGGTAGACGCGCTCGATGCCCTCGTCGCTGAACCAGTCGTAGAGGTCGTCGATGACGTCCTGCCTGAAGTGCTTCGAGCCGATGTGCGTGTCGGCGACGATGCCGCAGCGGTACGGCTTGCGGGTGCTGCCCTTCCAGCGCCACTGGTCCTCCGACGGCGGCGCGAGGTGCCGGTCGATGCGCAGGTGCCCGTCACGGTCGACAATGTTGGCACCGCTGCTGCGCAACTCCTTAAGGATCGCGCGCACGCTGGTCAGGCTCAGCCGGAACCGCTCGGCCAGCTGCTGCTCGGTCAGCTCCGACCGCAGGAGCTCGCGGCGCACCAAGTGCTTGGTGTCGGCCTTGCGCTGCTCGATCTTGGCCTCGGCATACTTCTCGACCTTCTTACGTATGCGTCGGCTCGTCATGTCACCTCGTGGTGTAGCGGCAGCAGTTCCGGACGTGGTTCATCCAGGTGTCGTAGCGCAGGCCATACTTGAACTCGGCCACAAGCACCTCGTCGTAGAACTGGTGCATCGTGATCTCAGGCACGACGGCCTCGAGGTAGAGCGCGGTGGCCTCTGCTACCTCGGGCCACTGGGTGCAGGTCGTGCAGCGCCGCTGGTTTCGCGGCTTCGCCTGCGCCTTCCATGCGCCAACGATGCCCGCGATGTCCTTGCGCTTTGCCATGGCGTCACGTTCGGGTCAACATCAGGGCAGTCATGGCTGGGATCAACCCCCCCATAAGGCCCCATATCCCGCACCGGACCTTGAGCGTGGCGATCTCCTTCTCGACCTCGATCAGGCGTTCGTAGACGCCGTTCATCCCCTGCTTGTAGTTGTTCCGCTCGTGCCGGATTTCCTGCGTTAGGCGCTCTAGTTCACGAAGCACGAGCTGCTTGTACTCGTGCCACCCGTTGGTGCTGTCGGTGCTCATGGGAGGGGATCATCAGGGAACCAGCCGAGGGCCTCGGCCTGCTCATGGGTCAGCACGGTCGCGTCGGACGGCAGCAGGTTGCCGAACGTGACGCTCTCGCTTATGGCGATGTAGTAGGTCAGCTGGCTGCGCTCCTCCTCGCTCAGCTGCGGAAACAACGACACCAGCGCGGTGACGTCGCGCTCAGGGTGCACGGGGATGACCTGCTCGTGATCGCCGACCAGCGCCCACTGGCCTGCGTTGCTAGCGTTTTCGATCAGGCCCAGCGCGTAGACGCTGGTCTGCCCTGGTGGTTGCAGGTGGCGCGGCAGCGTGAGGTTGAACAACTCGCGGCTGATCGCTTGGCCGCGCTCTTCACTAGTCAGCCCGAGCCGAGGCACGACCGGAAGGTAGATCGTGTGGCTCATGGGTAAATCGAGAAGTAGGTGTTGATGTTGTACTCTATGCCTGATCTATCGCTGTACTTGTTTGCAGTATAGACAACCACTTCCTGAACCGTTCCCTTCCAATCGTATCCGGCGTATCCATTGAGTCCTCCGATGCCTAGCGGTGTATTTGGTGTCTGGTTGGTGGTGTTTGCTAGCGTGACTTCTGCCCCGTCAATGCGAGCAACCTTGTTCGACGTGTCTTGATACGCAGCAAACAAGTGTTGGTCAGTGTCTTGTGATGCTTGCGCCTGCAATGTCTTGAAAGTAAACCACGACAGCCAAATTCCATTTCCGTTCACATAGTGGGGCCAATACATTCGGGCAAAATTGAAATAACCCATCAGAATCTTGTCCCCCGTGCTGGTATCTGATGCACCAACCGCCAGCCACGTATTTTGGGCGCTGGTCAGATTGCTTGAGGCCACTAGGATTTCAGTATCGAAGTCGATCGCAGGTTTTCCATTTTGTGTCAGGACTGCCGTGCCGTTGTAGATCTGCGGCTGATCTGCTGCCGTGCTCTGCGTTACATCGTAAGCGTTGCCGCTCTGGTCATACCATGTGACCACGTAGCCGTTGGCGCTGCCACAGTGCGACGCGATCGCGGCGGTGTCCAAGTCCCCGTTGCTGTCGAAGCCGATGTCGGTCTCGGTGTTCCCGCTGCCCTCGCGAATGCGCAGCGCGTTGCCGGTGTAAGCTGTGCGCAGCAAGCGAACGCTGTAGGCAGCTTGCGCTCCGGTGTAAGTGTCCAATAGCAGCGGTGTAATCACCGTGCGCTCCATTTTGAGCGACACCGGCAGCGTGCCGCGCGTGTTGGCTGTGCCGTCCGTGTCCGACAATCCGGCCAGCAGCGATGCCTTGCATGTGGCAAATGCGGTGTCGTCGGCTGGCTGCGTCGTGTAGAGCGTCCAGTCGCCAGACGTGTCAGGGTCCGCGTCAAACTTGTCGGAGTAGTAGAGCCTGCGTCGGCTGGCTTCTCCCGCGCCCAGCCCGCCATCATCTACCTCGCTCTCCGCGTAGCCATCGCCGTCAGGCCGGGCCGTGTAGTAGATCTCCGTCGTCGTCGTCGCGCCGCTGCGCGCGGTCTCGGCCTCGGTGTCGTAACGGCCAGAGTAGCTGTCGTTAGGCGTGTCGTTCGTCCGGCCTGCGCCCATGACGATGACGCTGCCCGCGGTCGCGTGCCGGCGCGTCACAAGCGCGACCTTCTGCACGAGCTCGGTGTCGCCCGTTGGCCTGGTTGTCGTCATCGCGCCCGCCGTCGTCGGGCTGACGTAGAGCGCGTCGCCTGCGTCCCAGGCCGGCGTGTCGGTGTCCAGGTTGCGCAGCGTGCCAGCTGCCACGACATAGCCCTCGGCCTCGTCTGCCAGATCGGTCAGGGTCAAACCGATGGCCGGCATGGTCGCGGCGGCGTCCGCCTTGGCCTTCTCGATCGTCGGCTTGCCGCTGCCGCCGTGCGTGCCCGACACGTAGACCGGCGTGCCCTTGTCGATCTGCGCGCCGCTGTCGTTCTTCACGTCGATCAGCACCTCGGGGTCGGCGTAGAACCGCATCCCGTTGTCGGCGTCTTGCGTGATCTTGACCTCGACGCCCTCGGTCTCGGTGCCGACCACATTCAGGAAGTCGCGCAGCAGCGCCACCTTCTCTCGTTTGGCGTAGTCCACCATCGCGTCACCCCACTACAAACTGAGCTTCTGGCCCATCACCGAACTGGCCGACCTGGATCACCCCAATGTTGTAGGTCTCCGTCGCGCTCGGCGTGTACCCGGCAAACGATGCGCGGGCATCGGGCCAGTCAAACCAACGATCCCGCAACGTGTTCGACCCGGTACTCGGGTTAGCCTCAAGCTCAACGCTGTCAACCAACACATCGAACCCCGCGTTGCTGTAGAAGCGGATGCGGTAGTGCTCGATGGGCTCGTCCATCGTGTGCGGAGGCTGCGTTCCCAACGGCAGGATCGCCCGCTCCCAATGCGTTGGCACCGTGTTGTCCTCAACATAGAACCGCGTCGTGCCAGCCGTGGCGTTGTAGACGCGGGTCATGGCGCGCACCGGCAAGGGCCGGGCGTTGTTGAACTCGGGCGAGCTGAACGTGTAGGCGGGCTCCAGGTTGATGTCGCCACCGGCCGGGACCGACTTGAAGGCCACGGATGTCGGCGTCACAGACGGGTACTGCGAGAAGAACCAGCCAGCCGTGCTCTGGTTCAACAACACAATATAGTGGTCAGTGCCGCGCAGCTTGGGGTTTGTGCCGCGCAGCCCGCGCAGCCAGTTGGCCAACGTCACAGTGCCGTCGCCGTTATCCGTGAAGTCCAAGAACGCGGCGATCTCCACATCCGTGGGATCGGTCGAGCTGACCAGCGCGCACCAGTTCTTGCCAGACTCAGCCTGTGCCTGCGTGGCCGACGTGATCGGGTCGGTGCCCTGGTTGACGAAGTAGGCGCTGACCGACTGCGAGCGCACCGTCACCGTGGTCGTGCCGTAGACCTCGCTCGCGGTCTGCGCGGACAGGTCACCCAAGAGTACCCCTCCAGCCGCCGTGCCAGACACAGTGCCAGCAGGCACGTAGCTCGTGCCGTTCACGCTCTGCCAGATCGTGTTGATCGGCATCAACCCAGCACCAGTGTGCACGATGGCCAGGCGCAACCCCGGGATGTTGATCTGGTTGTTCGAGGTTGCAACGGCGTCCATGGGCACCACGAGCGGCGACTGGACCGCGGGAGTCGTCTGCGGGACGTAGGTGCCAGCTGTCTGGACCGGGCTGCCAGTCACGGCCAACTGCGTGCGCTCAGCAAGCGCGGTGACCTTGACCACGTAGTTGGCCCCGATGTCCCGTTGGATCACTCGCGCGACCACATCGTTGCCCTCGTCGTCGGTGAACGTGATCAGGTCGTTCTCCAACAGGTGCAGGTAGGCAGCTGGCAGCGTCAGTCGGTAGGTGCGCCGGTTCACCCAAGCGCGCCGCATGATCGTTGTGGCCAGGTCGCGAGCCTCACGCCTCGACAGCGACATCGAGGCCAGGTCCAGCTTCTGCTCATTCACGTGGTCTACGCCATCCGGGTTGCGCAGACCGAAGTGCTCGTAGCCGATGCTCAGGCCGTTGTCCGGGTCTTGGAACCGCACGCCCACGCTCGTAGGCAGGTCCGTCTCCGGCTTGTCCGACACACTGATCTTGTCGAACTCGCTGCGCTGGCCGTCCACGCGCACACCAAGGTCCGTGAAGTTGACCCCGTTCTCGATCTGCACGCTGTCAGCGTTGTCCAGGTCGTAGAGCGTCAACACCCCGTTGCGGTCTTGCACCAGGATCTGACCAGCAACCAGCAGCGGTTGCAGCTGCCGGATGATCGGCACCGCCCCGCGCACGTAGGCACCTCGGAAGGGCCGGTTGCGAACCAGGTCAACGTTGATCTGCGTGTTGCGCAAGTTGGCCCGCTGCAAGACCGCCTCCAACGCCTGCGGCCAAGACAGGATCGGGTCGATCTCGATGATCGCCTCAAGGTTGGAAGGCAGCTGGTCCCCGAACACGGACACGTAGCAGTCGACCAGCCCTTGCGTCGTCTGCCCCCGGTATCGCCCGGTGTTGTTCGCACCGAAGTCGTCCACCAACACCCGCGGCTGCGCCTGGAACTGGTCGCCGTTGTTGTAGTGTGTGTCCGGGTTGAATGTGGAATCGAACACACCAATCGTGAAGGACTGACCTTCTTGGAAGTCCACGATCACTTCCTCGCCAGGCATGACCAGCCCGCCCCCACTAGACGGACCCCATTGAGCAGGGCCGCCGGCCAACGTCGTTACCTCAGAGGTCTGCAGCCACAGCGGGTTGACGCCGCCAAGACGCAGCTGCTTGGTCCCGTTGGCAATCGTCAGCACCTGCTCCACATACAGGTTCGCGGGAACCGTGAACCGGTCAGCCGGGTTGCTGCTGCCAAGCGGGTAGATCGCCAGGTTGCGCACGGTGACCTGATCGCCAACCCCGAACACGTTGCCCGGATCAATCACCTCCGGGGCGGAACTGCGAATGTCGCAGTAGGGGGTCGTCAGGTTCACCGTGTAGAACGGGTCAACGTTGCTGCCCGCAACCGCATCATCGACGCGCGTCACGCGGGCAGGGTTGAACGGCGTGCCACCGGTGTAGCTCAGGTTCGTGACCGACTGCCCGTCAATCGGCACAACCGTCATCGTGCTAACCGTTGTCGCCGTGTGACCGGTGACCGCCGTCACCTCGTAGTACGTGTTGTTGAACTCGGTCGGTCCAGCAGCGTAGACGAACCCAGACGGCTCGCAGATGTCGCCAACCTCGAACGAGTCCTCGTAGCTCGGGTCCAGCGTATCAGTCATCGAGAACACGATGCTGCTGCCGCTGACCGCTGCACTCTGGTTCTCGGTGGTCACGAATATCAGGTTGCGGTCTTTGAACAGCAACAACTGCCCGTTGCCAATCAGCTGCTGCAACGACTCCGACTCTCGGTCATTCAGGTGCACCAACGCGTTGACGTAGACCCGCTGCAGCGTCACCGAGGTGCCCCCCTTGCCGCCACCAGCCGTCTCCTCGCGGACCTTGCTGCTCTGATACAGGATGTGCGCCGGGACGCGCAGGCGCGCCCCAAGAGCAAACGTGCGCGGCGACCCAACACCCTGCTCGCTCTCCGGCAGGTTGGCCAGCTGCGGCACACGCGCCTCCTCTGGCCCATCGCCAGCTAGGGCCGGGTAGAGTACCGTCTGGTCGATGATCGCCGCCGCCAGACCCACCGCCCAACCCACATAAGGGATGCCCGTGAACGCGCCTGCAGCGCTTGCCAGTCCTACGCCTGCGGTCGCCATTCAATCCCCCTGATGGTCCACCCCTGCGCCACCTCGCGACGCCACAGGGATTCTTGCACTCGGTTGCGACGCGAGAAGGCATGCACGCAGACCGTCACGTCGCCATCGTCCTCGAGCGGCACCATGACGTGCCGCGCGCCGCCAAACAGGGGCACCTGCCAAATGTGCGCCCGGCCAACGTCCTCCACGCGGTCGCAGAACGCAGCCAGGCCAGCTTCGAGCTGCTCCTGCGTAGGCATCGCGTCGTAGACCAACGTGGGGCCAAGCTCCAGTCCGACCGCTGCGGCTGCAGCGTAGGGCACACCCACGCAGTCCACCCCGGTCGCAGCTGACCTACCCATGTGCGTGAACGTCGCGCCCCGTAGGCGTCGCACAGCGTCAGCGTAGTCAGCCCACGGGATCATGAGTCAATCACCGGCTCGCGGATGTTGCTGGCGGACGGCTCAAGATCGCTGCCGCCAAAGTTGTTCTGGTTGCCCCACTTGTCCTTGCATGTCGTGAACAACCCATCGCAACCAGGCTTCACCGTCGCCTCATCGCCAATCTGGATCGGTTGCAACGTGGGGATCAACAGGCGGCACTCGCGGGTCGCCCAATCGAACTGGTAGATCGGGCTGACCTGCCCAACGTTGTCGCCCGTCGTCCAGACGATTGACCCGTCCTTGTAGAAGTTGTCCACCTGCGCGTTGCTCGGCGGCGAGAAGCTGCCGGTGGTCCACCTCACAGTCATGTATTCGTCAGGCACCGTGCCAACAGAGGCACCCGTCACCGTCTCGGCTGCAATCTGCTTCTGGCAGTGCACACCTGCGAACTCGTACTGGCACACGCGGGTGAAGTAGCCACCGAACCGACCACCGGTGGGTCGCTTGATCTGGTGCGACACGCTCTCCATCGTGCCAACGAACGTGCTGCCATCGAACGTGATGCGCGTGATCACTCGCCGGTGCCTGGCGAAGATCACTGCGGGCTTGCACCAGTCCACGATGGTCACGAACACGTCTGCCCCGCGATAGCGTTGCTGCTGCAAGTCAGGCAGGGTGATCGTCGCCCCGTCAATCACCGCCCTCACGTCCTGGTCACCACTGCGGAACCCACCCTCGCGTCGATCAGCACTTAGGCCGCCCAACGACACGGGCAGGTAGGTGCGAGACTCAACCGTCAACGGTCGGTCGTGATCAGTGACCAGGATCTCGGTGCCGTCTTTCGGCACAACTCGGAGGCAGTGCGCTAGGTGCTTGCCACGGTGGTAGCGCAGGAGGTCTTCAGCCAAGCGTCCCGGTCGCGTCGTCACAGCACACCCTCCAACCCTTCAATCGTGCCAGCGACCGCCTTGGTCAACGTAACGTTGGACGCAACGCGGATGGCATACCCGGCCACGCCAACAGACCCACCACCAATCGTGCTGCTGACCTGCCCATTCTGGCCAGGACCGCCACCGGCACCGCCAGGCGGGTTCGCCCCGCCAGCGCCAGGCGTGTTCAACGTGCCAATGATGCCGTTCTGGCCGCTGCCGAAGTTGGCGTTGGGCCTCGACCCAGCCAAGCCACGGACCCCGAAGGTCCAGCCGGCACCACCACCACCACCTGACCCGCTAATCGCGCCGTTCGCGCCGCCGCCAGGACCGCCGCCACCACCGCCCTGCACGCGCCCGTAGTTGTAAAGCACCGTGTCGCAGCGCACATGCAAGCCATCTCCGCCCTGGCCGCCGTTGCCAGCCGTGCCATACGTGGGCGACTGGGCCGTGCCCCCGGTGATGGGCTGCCCGGCTCCACCCGTGCCGCCGCGACCCGTGATGTGGCCGCCGTCCAACACTGTGATCACAACCAGGCTGCCGGTCGGGAATACGCCGGTGTCAATCGCGGCCACTCCTTGCGACTGCAAGCCGCCGATCACGCCAGCTGCCGCACCGTTCTGCGGACCAACAAACAGACGCACACGCGCAGGTTTCTGACCTGAGTAGCCAGCCTGATCGCACAGCGTGCGCAGGTTCAGCTCGTTGGCGTTGCCGGGGCCGAACTCGAACTCGAACTCTTCAACGTCAACGCTCAGGTCGCCGCTCGTCTCGCCAACAGTCTTGACCACAGCCCACTGACCGTTGGCCGTGCTGTTGTCCATCAGGTAGAGCTTCGCGACATCGTTCTGCGCAAGCGTGACCACCGTGTTGGCACCCGCGTCGCGGACCAGCTTGGATGTGCCTCTCGCCCACAACGTGTAGAGCGGCCCGCCCAACGGCAACAACGTTGCGTCAGGCAAAGTCATGCCGCCGCCAACGGAGTTGACGCCAATCTCAATCATGCGGGCAGCGCCGGGCGCGCCAGCAGGCAGGGGCAGGGTGTCTGGCACGTTGGCCCCGACCTCCCACAGCATGTAGCCGCCCCACCACTCCTCAACACCGGTGCGCGCCATCAGTAAAGCACCCAGGCAGCTGTCGAGGAGCCGCGAGCCAGAGCCAACGTCTTCGTGTTGCCAGCAGAGATCGCGGTGCCAACATCGGTGCCGGTGTCGTCCACCATCTGCAAGTCACCAGCACTGCCGGTCTTGTTGTGGATCACGAACACCTGCCCACCTCCCGGTGTCCGGTTGACCGCCGGTAAATACACGTCCACGTTCGTCGATGGCGCGAACGCGTTAAACATGCCGTCGTTCAGGGTCAGGCGTTGGGTGGCGCTGACCGCCCCGTGGTCGGTAGCGCCACCGGAGAACCACCGCTCGGGCTGCTCGACTTCGGACAACACCTCGATACAGTCCAACTGCGGCAGGCTCCACACGTCGAAGGCGTCGGCCTGCAGCTGCATCAGCTGGTCGACGTTGGACTCGAACCGCACCGGCACATCGAACTCGCAGCCAGCGCGCACCACCACCCCCGTGCTCGGGGTCTGGTCCAACGTGACCTCACCAGTGCTGCTGACGGTGAAGTCGGATGCCGCGAGAGTCACTCCGTCCACACTGACCGTTACCGTGTTGCTCACCGGCAACGTGATCGTGCGCTGATACGGGGCTGCTCCCGTGGGGTCGTAGACCTTGATCAGCTGAAACGTGTTCACCGTGCCGTTGCCGGTGCCGATGATCGTGTCAGTCGATGACGGGGCAGACTTGCCGTCAGTTGCAGTTGAGTAGTCCGCCCAGTCCTTGAGCCGGAAGCTGTGCAGGCTGCCGCGCCGGCCGAGGCCGAACGCCTTGATGGCCTGCGCCTGCGTAGGCGTCTGCAGAGCCTTTCTAAGGCGGAAACGGTGCCGCCCCTGGCTCTGCCTAGCCACCCGGAACTCGTGGCCGCTGGCGGTCTCCTGCACGATCGTAGAGAAGCCCGCGCCGCTGATGCCCTGATACTCGAAGTCTTCAGGCAAAGATACGTCGTGAAATGCCATGTGTTAGCCTCCAGGCGTGCCTCCGGTCAGGCCGGGCTGCACGCCGCCGACGTTGGCAAGGTTCTGCGTCTGCGTCGGTGCGAATGCGCCGGCGACCGCGCCGCCAATTTCCCGGAAAATACCCATCGCTGCCATCTGAGCGAACTGGCGCACAAGCTCGGCCATGGCCTGGCGCGCGGTCATCGTGCCTTCGGCCACGCGGAAGAATGCGTCGCCAAGCATCTGGCCGAACTCTTGGCCCTTTGCGATGAGCTCGTCCATGCGCTGCTGCGCCAGCACGGCCTGCTCGGCCGCGTATTGCTGCATCTGCGCGCCGGCCTGCATGCCGTATTGGACGCCAAAGCCCATGCCGAACGGCACGCCTAGACCGCCGGCCCCGGCTGGCTCCTGGTAGCCAAACGTGCCCGGCATCCCCGGCTGACGCATCAGCGCCGCGCCCGTGCCGAAGCCGGCAGGATAGACCGTGCCGCCGGCTGCGAACGCGCCACCGGGCTGGCCGACCGAGAAGATGTCGAATGGTTGCGTGCCCGGTGCGCGGCCAGCGCCGACAGCACCTGGTCCTTGAGCCTTGAGTTGTTCGGCCTCGGTCTCGAGCTGGCGATACAGCGTGCGCAGAATTGCTCGCGCAGCCTCTCGAGTCACGCGCTGCTCGGCGACAGGGATCTGCGCCTGCGTGATTGCGCCAAGGCGGCCGCCACCGCCTACTTGCCGGAACTCGGCCTCGGGCAATCCAGCACCGCCGGCCTGCTGCAATGCCAGCAGGTTGCGCACTGGTCCGATGCCCAGCGCCGTGGCCATCTGCCCGTAGGTCATCGGGCCAGCCATGAACTGCGTCGCCACATCGCGCACGCCTTGCTGCGCAGCTTGCGCCTCTGTCAATTGCGACAAACCCAGCAGCTGGGCAGCGCCTCGGCCTAGCCGCACCTTTTCCATGGCCTGCCCCAGGCGCTCGAACTCGTTGGCCGCCTCCTCGGTGTCGCTGGTGAAGATGGCCATGGCAGCCGCCGCGCCAGCCAGCACCGTGGCGATGGTCATCAGCGGGTGTGCCTTGATGATCGTGCCCAGCGTGCCGAACACGGTCGTGGCTTGCCCCGTAGCCGCCGAGACGCTCTTCATGTCCTCGGCAAACCGTCCGAGGTCCAGCAGCGCCTGCGACGCCGCGAACGCAGCCATGGCGCTGTTGCCTGACCGAAAGCCGCTGCTGATGCCCTCGAGGCCGTGCGTGATGGCCAGGCCACCGCCCGTTGCCGCGAACGCCGCGCTCATGTCGCGGCCAGCGACGTGTGCACTTTGGCCTAGCTGCTCGACCTCGCGCTCGGCCCGGTCAGCCTTCTGCGCCGTCTGATCCAGCGCCCGGTTCGCCTGCTCCAGGCCCGTCGCTACGCCGCGCGCGTCGACCGCGATCTCTAGAGTTGGCATCCCTGCGCTCCTTGCGTTGCTCGGCGTGATGTGACAACCAGACGGCGTCCATGGCGCGAAGTAGGCGACACACGCGCAGACGCTCGTCGCCAGTGTAGCCCGCGTCGGCCGCATAGTGTGAGAGGTCCGACCACGGCAGCCCGCCGGCCGCCATCCCCACTGGGCGTCCCATGCTTACAAGCTGCCAGCCATCCCAGATAGGCTGCAAGTCGGGCCAGAGAGACGGCCGCTTCTTCCAGGCTTCCGGCAGGGGCTTGTTCTTGCGCTCGCGCCATTCTGCGATCCTGCGTAGGTATTTTTCGTCCTTGCCGTGCCGCAGGTGCCACCGCAGGACGTCTGTTAGTTTCCCGCGCTGTCGGCGTCGTTGCGCACCAGCGCCGCGGCGCGCTGACTTGCTTGGATCAGGACGAAGTCGAGCAGGTTGCGGAACGTGCGATCGGCCAGCAGCTCGGCCGCCTTGGCCTGGCTGAAGCCCACCGCCTCGCCCTTGAACGTAATGTTCTGCCAGTCGCGCACAACCGTCGCGGCCAGCGCCTTGGCGGCTGTGCGCAGGGTCAGCCGCTCGAGCTCGTCGGCCGGCGTGTCCTTGTCGCGCAGCTTGGCCATGTAGGGCTCACGCTCGCGCTCGAGCTGCCGCTCGTAGGCCGTGCCCATCGGGACCAGCAGGATGGCCGGGACGTCCTCGGCCGGCTGCTCTACCTGGTCGCCGACAAGCTGCCCGTCACGGACGGACAGCCGCCACCAGACCCCGCCGTCAAGCTTGTCAGCGTCGAGCTGAATGCTAGCCAGATCCACTAGGCCCACCTCTGCATGCGGGTCGTGCAGTCCTCGGTGTCGTTCAGGGTGGCCTGGTAGGTCACGCTGACCATCGTGTCCGTGTTGCTCCCGGTCACGTCTGCGCCGGCGTCGCTGAACTTGACCGTCGGCAGGCTGAACGTGTAGCCCCGGCTGTTGGCGTCGATCAGCGCGAACCAGATCGCTCCGGTCGTGTTGTCGGCGTAGGACTGCATCTCGGTGAAGTCCTCGAAGTAGGCGTCGAAGCTGCCGGTCACGTTGAACTCGCCCTGGCGCATGCTCTGCGCGCCCAGCTTGCCGAGCTCGGTGCGCGCCACCACGTTGTTGTTGATGTTCAGCGTGATTTGCTTGGCCGGGAAGCTAGAGCCGGCGCTGCGGATCTCTGGCACGCTCAGGCTGTCCAGCACCGGGTGGTCCGTCGCGTCCGTGTAGGTCGCGCTGGCGATGAACTGATCCGTGCCCAGGTCGCTGTCCTGGAACGTGCTGTTAGCCGCCTCGAACGTGAACGTGCCCGTGACGATGGCCTCGTCGGCGACGGTCAGGTCGAGCGTGTTGACCACGCAGCCGGTGAAGATCTGCGCCTTGCCCAGGTCGAGCCGCGCTACCTCGATGGTGAACGAGTCCTCCACGGTGCCATTCACGCGGCGCGCGGCCCG